GATGGTGGCAGCCGCCTCGGCCGCTTCCTGGGCCTTCTTCTCAGCGCGCTCAAGAGCACGCTTGTTACGCTCATCAGTCAGCTTGGCAACGCGGGCATCGTACTTGGCCTGCTACACTTCGACAGACTGTGGGTCCAGCGAAAGGCACCACTTGACGCCAGCAGCAAAGCCCTCAGCCGCAGTCGTAGCGCCAATACGGGAAACAACCGAAAATGCAGCCTCGGGGACCATCAGTTCGGCCTTCAACTCTCCCAACTTACGCAGATGAGGAACAGCCTCAAAAGTTGCCTCAACAGCTTCCTTGCCCTGGCGGCTAGCATCACGCAGTTCCTTCACGCGCTTGTTGACAGTAGCCACGAACTCACTGGGAACCATCGTGATGGCGGCATCAACGAAGTTCACCTGTTCATCCTTCGGCAACTTCGCAAGAGCATAAGCGTTGCTCAAATTGATTTCGCCATCATCCACGAGCACCTGGATGCTATCGGCGAGCTTAAGCAGGCCCAAGCGCTGATTCACCCATGCGGGTGACTGGCAGACCATTTCCGCCATGTCAGACAACGTGAGAACCGGATTCAAAGCGAACATGCGCTGAAGCTGCTTGGTGTATTCGACCGGCTTCGTGTCAATACGACACAAATTGGCCACCACTTGAGCTTCCAGCACATCAGAATCAGTGAGAGAAATCACGTTGACGGGGATGACCTCCAACCCCAAGTCTTTCGCAGTGCAATAGCGGTGAAGTCCGTCGCAAACCTCAAAGAACACACCCCCATCGACATCCTTCTTCTCTCGGACACTGATCGGATTGAGGATGCCCAGCCGGCCAACAGAATCTCGCAAACTGATATACTTTTCGCACTCCCGATCAACGGCGCGCAGCGCAACCGGATTCTCGCGGATAGCGCTAACCGAAACATTCCTCAGATCGGATGGTCCCATGATTTTACTCCAGGAAATGATGCTGGTATCATTCTTTCGATATTGCAATCAGACTCGAAAAATCAAATCAAAACAAGAAACAAGTCTGTAGACTCTCGACACTTAAGATACGGCAAAAACCGAAAAAGGGTTAATGGCATGAAATTTGCTTCGCGCGCACGTCGCGCGGCAATATGCGGTCATCTTTGGACCAGCGGTTTTTGATTTGATTTTCTTACTACTACTTTGTCTGCCGTCCTCTTCCCTATGATCTTTATTTCCAGCTATGTTTTTCGCGTGTAAGCAGAGAAGTAAAAAAGAGTAGTTGGAAATTGTTGTAACTCATTGCGCCGCAACGGGTTATGGATTCTTGATCCATTTTCCTGTATTGCCGTATATTGGTTGCGGGGAATTGTGTCGTCAACCAGATTTTGATTTGATTTTCAGGAGTTGATAACAAAATCATGGTAACAAGGACACAGGCTATCCTAAATTTTCTTAAAGCGAAAGCTCGCCCCCATATTTCTGATATGTACGGGCCACAAATGGAATGCCAGGTAATGGTGGCCCAAGACGGAGGAGAACGGATCGAGGGCGAGTACGAAGGCAAACGGTGGACTGGCTGGACGGACCATATCTATACGTGGAAGGCATTTAGGATACCCAGAAATGCTAATTCTAAGCCAGAATATTTTGATAGTGAAATCAGTTTCGATTTAGCTGCCCACTGTGAAGCTATCGGGATGACAGGGTGGGATTTCGTTAATCTAAAGTCAAGGTGGGTTGGCTTTGATTTCGATGCCATAGTCGGGCACAAAGATTCCCACACTTCCAAACTTACGGATGAACAATTAGCAGAGGTTCGTGATTTTGCAATCAATATTCCGTGGGTTACAACTCAACAATCCACTAGCGGAAACGGATTGCACCTGTATGTATTTTTGGATGGAGTTGATTGCCAAAATCATTGCGAACATGCCGCCCTAGGTAGGGCAATTTTGGGCAAGATGTCAGCACTTACTGGTTTTGATTTTGAATCCAAGGTAGACAATTGTTTTTCTGGTGATACAGAAATAATAACGGATGAAGGTGTTTTCACCTTAAAAGAACTCGAAGGTAAAAACATTAAAATCCGTCAATTAACCCCGAAAGGAGAAATTTGGGCTAATGCAACTGTTAAATCTTTTGGAAATCAGAAAACTAGAAAAATTAAATTTGGAAATTCCCAATTTGTACAAGTAACCGATAATCATAAATGGATGTTTTATGATTATAAAACTAGGGTTCAGTGGGGAAATTTCAAATATACAACTGATCTGACAAAATTAACTCGTCTACCTTTAAGCAATATACCCCTCCCAAAAATAGATTGGGAAGGTTGGGCGCATGGTTATGTGTATGGGGATGGGTGGGAAGTTGATTATCATGGAACACGTCAAACAGAAGTTGCTATTTTTGAAGATAATCCACAAGAAATCGTTGAAAAACTTACTAAATATGGTCGAAGCGTAGGAAGTCGCAGATATTCAGGTGTCTACAGACCAATGGTATACGGTTTGCCGGCACATTGGAAAAATCTTCCTAAAAATCCTACTAAAGAATATGTATTTGGTTTTCTTTTAGGACTTCATGCCGCTGATGGAAAAATGGGGCACGGTGGCGGTATTTTGATTACACAATCAAATTTTGAAGTATTAAAACAACTTCAAAAATGGGCAATCAGCATCGGGTTACGAGCTTATGAGCCAAATTTAGAGGGAAAAGGAAATTTTGAAAATTCTAAAGACGGGTTCTCTCTTTATATTGAAACAAGTAATTTCGACTCTTCATTGATGGTTCGCAGAGACTATAAGAAAAAGTTTGTAAAAACTAAGCGGATTTCAACATCTGTTATTTACAGTTCCTCAGAAACAGTGGAACAAGAAGTTTTTTGTGTAATAGCCCCCAATTGGCATAATTTTGCTTTAGCAAATGGAGTTTTTACATCAAACTGTGGCGGTAATATCTGGATTTGGCATAGGAAGTTTGAGGCTGCTGGCGGGATCAACGGTCCCGGCTTAAAGCTAATTAAGAAGGGCGAAATACTTAAAGATGTTCCGCCGAACTGGCAGGATCATATAAAAGTCATCACTGGAAAAACAAAGAAGAATGTCCCAGAATTTGTAACAGAGATTGATGAATTTTCGGAATTATGTGGGCAACGATCGAAAGTACCTCTCGACGCCGATCACCGCAAGTTAATAAAGTTTCTTGAAGAGAATAGAGTTAGAGATTGGTGGTGGGATGCAGACAATTGGATGGTAGTCTGTCACACTCTTGATCTCCAGGAAGCGCATAAGAATCTAGGTTTGAAGGGCATCTTCAAAACCAGTTCTTCTGGGTCATCTTCCCAGAATACTTTCATGTATCCTATGCGCAAGGGCGCGTGGTCTGTGCGTAGGCACACACCCGGCGTACAGGAAGCTGATAGCTGGGAGCAGGATGGTAGCGGCTGGACGCGATGCTACTTGAATCGTGAACCTGATCTTGCTACGTCGGCAAAGATAAGTGGCGGCGTAGAAAATGACAAAGGTGCATTTGTCTTTCGGGAAACTGAGACTGCAATTACGGCGGCCGCCGGTCTAGGCGCCCATGTTGAACTGCCAAATTTTATGATGGGGAGACAAGCTAGTCTCCGCCCACATAAAGATGGAAGATTGATTTTTGAAATCGAACATACCGATACAGACAATGCTGAAAAGATGCAAGGTTGGAACAAAACGAAACGCGGTGGATTATGGCAGCGTATATTGAATACGCAAGCGCCCGCACATTATGACTCAGAGATTAGCAATTACGAAGATATTGTCCGTCATCTGGTCGTCGAATCTGGCAAAGATGCCGGCTGGGTAATTAAATCAGATGGAAAATGGTGCGATGAGCGCTTGGAGCACATAAAATGTGTTCTAGCGTCTATAGGGGTGCAAAAGCAAGATTTGCCTATTGTTCTTGGCTCAAGTATTATGCGCCGTTGGACAATAGTTAATAGACCATTCCAGCCGGAATATCCCGGTGATAGACAGTGGAATCGGGATGCCGTACAATTCTCGGTAGCTCCAGCCCTCGATCTGGACTCATTGAGATTCGATGAGTGGACAAAATTACTGAATCATTCTGGGTCTGGTCTTGATTCTGCAATCAAAGAACACCCTTGGTGTAAAGCTAATGGCATCGTGTGCGGTGGCGACTATCTGAAATTATGGATAGCGTGGATGTTTCAGCATCCATTAGAACAGTTGCCTTATTTGTTTTTATATGGCCCGGAAGGCAGCGGCAAGTCGATCTTTTATGAGTCTATCGAGTTGCTGGTGACTCGCGGTGTGGAACGTGCAGATGCCGCACTTATTTCTCCCAATGGATTCAACGGTGAACTCGCAGGAAAGATTTTGTGTGTCGTAGAAGAGACTGATCTGCGCCAAGGTAAAAGTATGGCCAGAAATAGGATCAAGGATTGGGTTACAGCCCGCTCCGCGCCTATACACGCAAAGAACGGCACGCCGTATACTGTGCCTAATTCTTGGCACTGGGTTCAGACTGCGAATGACATAGGATTTTGTCCAACATTTCCGGGCGATACTCGTATAGTGGTCACATATGTCAAAGAATTGGAGGCGCATCTTAAAATCAATAAGACTGCTTTCTTGGGAAAATTGAAAAAACAAGCGCCAGATTTTCTTGCTCACATATTGCATATAGACTTACCAGAGCCTGATGACCGCCTAAATATCCCGATCATTGCTACAGAGGAGAAGAAACAGGCTCAATCAGCTAATCGAACAGTGCTTGAAGAGTTCTTAGCTGATATGGTACATTCTGTGGATGGCGAACTTATAAAGATGTCGGAGCTTCATGAGCGCCTTATCGAGTGGTTGCCGCCGTCTCTGGTGAGTGAGTGGTCGATAATCCGCTTCGGTCGGGAGATAGTAAAACTAGGCTATGTGAAGGGGAGGAACATGAGCAGGGGCGCACAGTTTTACGTCGCTAATGTTAGTTTCGAGAAGGTAGAATCCACAAAACCTAGGATTACTTTACAAGAGGATAAGCTTACATGGCATTCCTAATACGGCCATCGACGAAAGATACCAAGGAATTGATTTTGCAAATCACACCTAGACACGGTCCTGTATTTGCTAGATCAGAACTGTATTCTGTTGTCGGTGTCGATTTTGATACTATTGAGCTTTTATCTGGAGACTTTCTTTTAGTTACTGGCGGAAAGGATACTATCAAAAATAATCTTGCGTCATTCCTTTCAAACTCTCGTGTGAACGGTCCTTCCATTCTGTGCGAGCCTAAGGAGATCGACTAATGAAAATAATCGCCTTTGCATATGCTAAGAGGGTAGGGAAAGATACATCTGCCAGATTTTTGGATTCATTTCTTCGTGTAGAGCGCCCAGGTTTGAAGGTGAAGAAAATTTCCTTCGCCAGCAAACTAAAAGATATTAGTTGGCAGCTATACGGTTGGGCTGGACTGCAACCGGGTGTCTATTATGAAACTGAGGCCGGAGAAAAAATCAAAGAAGTAATGATCCCGAAACTAGGTAAATCCCCCAGACAAACATGGATCGAGGTAGGAAACAAGATGAGGGAAGTATATCGGGACACTTGGCTTGATTATGCACTTCTAAGCCCTATGGTTGATATTATAATCATAACCGACCTACGTTTTCAGAATGAAGCAGAACGAGTCTGTGAGCTAGGAGGACACGTGTACAGGATTGACCGCCCCGGTCTTATAAAAGGCAACGACGCCGCTGAAACTGCACTCGATGAATGGGACGGGTGGCACGGCGTCATAGACAATAGCGGAACTCTGACCGATCTTAATACCAAGATGGAAGCACTTGGAAGGGAGATTTTATGCGTATAGGGCATAGTCCGCACTCCTCGATGCAACACTTGAATGGCAATTTGCTGTGTGCCGTCGATGTAGAAACTACGGGCTTAATTGCTGGAACACACGACATAGTTCAAATTGCAATCCTACCTCTTGATGCCCACATCAAACCTTTGCAAACAGTGATGCCATTCTATATCAATATGAAGCCAAAGCGCTTAGAGAACGTAGATAAGATGGCATCAAAAATCCACAGAATCAATATGGCAAAATTGATTATTGAAGGTTTCGATGCCTTCAAAGCTGCCGACATGCTGGATGAATGGTTTGAGAGGTTGAGACTCCCGGTGGGGAAGAAGATAGTTCCACTGGCCCACAATTGGGTTTTCGATCGTTCTTTCATTATCGAATGGTTGGGTCCACTATCTTTCGAGCATCTCTTCGATTGGCGATATAGAGATAGCATGGTAGCTGCCAGCTTTGTAAATGATAGATGCGATCATCACAATGAGAGATATGCGTATCCAAAACTTTCTCTATCATATTGCTGTACACAACTGAGGGTGAATAATATCAATCCCCATGACGCATTATCAGATTGCGCTGCGACAGCGGAAGTATATCGCCGGCAATTGCTGGAGTTTGTGCCCTAAGTCAGACCCTCTATGACTCGTTCTGATTTCAAAATCAAAGCCCCAGTGGCCCTAATGGGCTACCGGGGCTTTTTCTTTTTATACTTAGGAAGTTTTGCTCCCTTTGGGGTATGTTTCGCAAATTCCTTTGCAACTGCTGGTTTCTTAGCATACAAATAAGCTCTCTGTGCTTCACTTTTGAAAGGCATTAGGGTCTCCTGTGGTTGCAGTTTTCACAATTCAACAGAACAATATCTGATTGAAATAGTGGACAATCCGAACATTTGCAGATCATCTTGATGGAAATAGCGCCACATACTTTCTTCACCATTACCTTTTGACGCATACCACAAATTGGCCACAATGGAACGAAACGCCAGGCGTTGCCTGGATCACGGACGTAACCTTCGATGGGTGGTGGGGGTTCCCATCCCTTCTTCGGATATACTATACTTCCATCTGGTTGTGATCTTGCACGTCCAAAACTCACATTATCACCCCGCACAAATGGTTCTGGCTTTGGTCCAGGTTGATATTTTTTCCCACAACCCGTGCAAGGAGTATGAGCATATGTCATTTTAATACGCCGTCACCAAGTAACTTTAGAACTCTACAGGTACTAAAGTCTGTAAGCGCGCATTTATGTACCTTAACACCATAAGGTCTAAGCCGTTCTCGCGTTGCACTTGTAAGTTCTTTCTCTAAATCAGTTGTGATTTTAGAAATCAATTCATCAAATGTCCAAGCTGTTACAACTGCCATTAGCGCGGTTTGCGTTATATCGCTTATTGTATCAGATACATCCCAATTCTCAGAAAGCGCATCGACTATATTAGTTATGGTGTAGATTATCACGCCACCGACAACAACCTGCTTCCTATCTTTCGTCATCATAACCTGTGTTACGAGATTATGTGTCTGGCGCGCTGTCGGTAAGATCGAAACCTCAGTAGTCAAAGGCCAGTAAATGTGCATTCCTGGCTTCATTTCTTTTACTTTTCTGCCTCTGACGAATTTAACACCACCGTGAGTGGCCCGGACGATCTGGATTTGAGGTATCCAGCGCCCGAGCCACTCCATTATCTGGCCTATCCATGCAAATGCAGTTGTCATTATTCACCTGGGACAGGTTGGACATATCGGTTAATGATAAGACTTCCGATAGTACCACTTGGTGGGTAGATAGTGCCAACTTCCGAACCTGTTGCATCTGCTACTGCTTGCGTTGTTGGTTTGACATTACTAGATTTCTTTCCATCATTCGGCCCAGGATTTTCACCTTGGGCCAGTTCGGCGGCTGCACAAGTTGCTCCACCTGCCGACCCAGAATTTATAGCTGTCAGTGGCACATTTTGTCCAACCGTCGCATTATTGTGTAGTTCCAAAATCTGTGCAATCATATAAGAAACAAATGCGCGCGCTCCAAATGCACTTCCAAACACATGACACATTTCTGAGTTGAACTCCGCAGTTTCCAACAAACCAACAGCCCCTTGAGTCGTATCTGGGCCAGGATTCCCAACTTGAAGTACTCGCCCATATGTTACAGTGACGGCATATCGGCAATTGCCTTCATCATTGCCGGCAGATGGGTCCTCTTCTCCGCACAATCCCGGTGATTTCTTATTCGGCTGGTTGTCGCCACCAGAACCAGCACCAACATTTTCCGCATTGGTATCCGCCTGGCGACTGGCTCTAGCTGCACGCCGAAAGGCTTTCAAAACTGGAGCTTCTTCATCCTCCAAATC